CTAGCCTGCCTTGATCTCACCGTGTGGGACCATAACCCAGTCGATATGATTACTGGTATAAATCTTCGTTGATTTGGCGTCACTATGGGCCATTCTCCCTTGAGGATCGATACCCTGACTATCAAACAAATGCGCTGCCAGTGCCCTTATCTCGTGAAATGTTGGCCGCTCATCCAACGGAAGATGATCACATAATCCCAGCTTGTCACGTAATGCAGAGAACGAACGGCTAAGGTAATCAGGTGCTACCTGAGTAGGGTGTGAAACCTCTTTACTACGTTTGTTATTTCGTTCAGGTATTCGGTGTACGACATACGGGCTGGCAACACTATCCCGGCTATCGTCAATAATCCTCTTCAGCTCCCCTCCAATTGGGATCGCTACGTGTGATGCCTCTTTCTTTTGAACCTTCTGGCGATGGATGTACAAAGTACCGTAAATTCCGTTTTCAGGTTCGTCCAGCCACACACATCCACAAACACCGTTTTTCGGTTCCCTTATCGAATATTTTATTCTCGAAACTTCGAGCCGCGCGTGTGTTGTTTGCAGCGCTAAATCCATTGCTGTTCTTAACCATGGGTCAGCTGCGTTTCTCATGGTAATGAAGATATCTAAAGGAAGACGTTTACGTTTCTTCTCTTCGACACGACGCATTTTTTTACGCGCTGCCGGGTTATCCATCATTAATGATTCATCAACTGCATAAGAGAAAAGTTTTTTGAGAAAGCTTACCTTTCTGTTTTGAACGTTAGCGGATGCATCAGCATGGTACCGATTAATAAATTGGTTCACGTGCTCAAGCTCAATGTCACAAGCCGGGATGTCGGTAAAAAATTCCTTTACCCTGAGCACGTCATTATTCCAATCATCCAGGGTGCTTGGTGATGGTTTTTCATCGGCAACGGCGCGCGCCATAATTCGATCAACATGGTCACTGAATGGTTGAGCTTCGCCATTTATTCCGCCCGAGTCTCTAATCAAGCTTTCTACTGACGGCACCGTTTCAGGTCTCATTCTGAGGTTATATTCTTTGGCAATGGCGATTGCCATTACGCGATCAGTTCCAATGCTTTTACGCTTACCGGTTATAAGCGTAAAACGATATTGCCCGGTAGCTTTATCAAAAAGCAGGAAATCAGGGAGATTGCGGTTCTCCCTTTTACGTGGTCTTGCGGCCATGTTAATCCTCTTGAATTAACTGACGAACTCTTTCACTGATCATTGAGTCAACGCCCCATTTCTCTGAGGAGCTAACAAGGATCGTACCATCTACGATACGGCCCTGAAGCTTACCGTTTTCAATCCAGCGTCGGATAGTTCTGTTATCTGGAACTGAGCCTGTTTCAAACTCTCGCTTTCCCCACAGACTCGCTTTCATCAACTTGGCCATGGCTGTTCTCCACTTAACCGGCTGCACCCGGCTATCTTTTATAGAAAATGCATGATGAACAACCACCACGGAGCCCATCATTGCAGGTACGACATCTTTTTGTTTCGGTGTAATAGAGCTGGTGGACCATTTCCTTTGGCATGAGAACCGGCATAGGCACGCGAATAACCAGCTTTTTGAGCCTGTCGATTTCACCGGCCAGTTCCAGCAGGCGTGAGCGGCAATCCTCTGCCTCCTCGCGCCACCAGTTCATGTCCGCTTTAAGACGGCGCATGCGCCGCTGTTTGAGTTTGCTCACCATGGCAGCCACCCCATACCCTGAAGTGCGCCGATGACCAGCAGCACGAACATCACTGCGTCGAATGGGTTAGGCATTACTGCCTATCCCTTTTCAGTTTGGCGATCGGATTGTTCCACGCGTCAATATCCTCCTGGATAAGTTTTCCTTTCCCTTTGCATAGTTCGCATTTGTTCAGCAGCCCAAAGCACTCAGGGCACTTAACAAATGGTCCAAACTCTCTCTTCCATGAAAGCACGCGAGCATTGATGATTATCTTGTTTAAACCTTCCATCACGCCTCCTGCTGCGGTGCTGCTGGCATCTCTTGCCAATGCGTGACTGCGTGTGGGTCGGGGAGTTCAGTCCCATCATCCCATTTCGTTCCAGTCCAGATAGCCGACCACATCTCTCCGTCTGCGTACATCACCATGACCGGAATTAGCTTATCTGGCATCCGCTCACTGCAAGCCACCCAACCATCCGGAATCACCGGAGAGTTGCCATCGGCCCCCTGAAGCATGGCGGCTCGTAAGTCTCTAACCTGCTCAGCAAGGCGATGAGCACAGTGCGTATAGGCTATAGCGACTCTCCTTTCGCAATTCATCGCATGGTTCAGCATTTCTCCAGAAAGGTTATCCAGCGCAGTTAGGTCCGGCACAGATACCGGCTCTGGAGGGGCGGTGAATAGCTCTGTACCAACAGCAGGTTTGCGAGGCACGCCGTTATCTGCGTACCAACAAACCCCAACAGTCTCAACCTTCGCCACCGGCTCGGCATTTTTCTCCGCTTCGAGCGATGCCAGCGCGATACGCGCCAGCTCCACTACATCATCGTGCGTATAGCATTTCTCACCGCGGGCAATGCCTGCAGCGCGTTCTTTGGTAATAGTGCTCATGGGTTAGTCCTCACCATTGATGCGGATGCCAGATAGCCAGTTACGAATGCCGATATACTCCGCGTTCCTGAAGCCGCTTTTGACGTAGATGAATGGCAGTCGAAGGTTATGTCCGTTACATTCCAGGTAGTCTTTGCAACCCTTCTCGCTGAAACAGCAAGTGACAAATTCATCAATCTCTTTCACTGCAACCCTGCGCCACTTTTCAGGCGCGTCGCGGAAGTTTTCGTGAAGCAATTCGAGTCGCCTTCTTTGTCTCTCCGTGGCCTCGTTTCCATCCTCATCAATCCACACGATGCGGTCATGGTCATAGTCTTCATGAGCAACAATTTCTCGCTTCTGGTACACGCAAAACATCGGATCAGATGTGACCCTGTTATCCTGTGTTCGAATGTTTTCAGCTATGACATTGAATGCATGAGGTGCCGAACGCGCCTCTAGCTCAGCAATTCGCTTCTCTGCGGCTTCCAGCTCATCCAGCAGCGCTTCCACGCCAAGAAAGAATTGGAGGTTTTCAGCGTCTGCCGGTTCGCAGTAAATGTCTTTCCATTCCTGCACCTCGTCGCGCAGCGCCTGTTTGTCGATGTTGCTCATTGGGCGGCCTCCTTCACATCAGCACGGAGATGAATCTCACGTCCATCAGGAAGCGTGAACACTTTGATGTCATCGGTATGTGCCAGGTAATGTGCAACGGCGTGCAGCGCTTCGTCTGTAACGTCGAACTTATCGCCCACGAACTTACGAGTTCCGGGAGCTAACCCCTTAACGGCGCGGGAGCGTCCAGCATAAATTCTGTTGGTGATAGGGCTCTTGATGATGCTGATTGGATTGCTCATGACTGCACTCCTTTGCGAAGCTGGGCGTTATGCAATTCAGCGGCATAAGATTTAACCTCTGCCCAAGCAAAATTCAGGAGTTCTTTTTGGCGCATGGATAATGATTTATCTTTCATCCGCGCTGCGATGCAGTCCGCGTAACTCTGCAAATGCTGCGCCCGCATTTCAACCAGGAAAGCGTCGGTGGCCTTGAATGGGTTTTCTGCTTCAACATCGCGCGACACGTAGGAATTAATTTCGGATACGTAATCCATTGGTACCCCGGCGTAAAGGTACTCATCCTGGTTAACGTATTCGTCATGGTTCTCGCTGATGTCAGTCAGCAGGCGAAGCATCTGACCATTCTCCGCAGCCAGCGCAGCGCATCTGGCATCCGCTTCAGCAAATTTACGCACCAGGTATTCAGCAAGCGTTTCGCCAACAATCAGATCAGAAGGAAGGCATTTACCATTAAGAAGACCGTTCATTTCTTTCAAAGATAATTTCATTTCTGCTCTCCAGTGCGTTGAGCTGCGATAGCTTTGTGCTCGTCTATAATTTCTACGACTTCTGCATGGACCAATCCTTCGAGGGCGATAACGCCTGTATCGCTTATACCCGCCAGGCTGATAAGCTCTACAAGACGACGCGCTTTCTTCACGCTAATTTCCGGAGCTATAACGCTACGAGTGACTTTCTTCTTGCCCTTTGCTGCAGCGGAAGCTTTATCCTTCTGAAGAACCTCACCGGCCTTTTCGCCGAACTCTTTTACTCGATCAACGGCCACATCAACAGACACGGTTCCGGATTTAACTTCTTTCTGAACGTCGTGGTTAGCTGTGCTAAGTAGCAGAAGCTTTTCGACAGTAGGAACAGACTTGTTGACCAGTTTTGAAATCTCGCTGGTGGTCTGGTTGAAGGCGTTATGTAACTCCTGAATAACTGCAGCCTGCTCCATATCGGAAAGCGGAAGTTGGTTGTTACTGGTCATGATTCGCGCCAGTCGCTGCACATCGTTGCCGTTGAACGGCATGATGTGAATACGGTCTACTGGCTTGCCAGCTTCAGCACAGCGCGCATAGCAGCGGCGACGGCGGTGACCTTCAACAACCCACACTCCACCTTCATCACGAGCGATAACTTCCAGCGGTGGAACTGATCCGCCGTTCATCAGGTAGTTGAACAGGTCATCATCAGCCTGGCGGGTGCGTTCATCATCTTCACGCTTGTTGAAACCTTCACGAACGTAGATATCGGAAAGAGCGATAAACATCCCGGTATCGGTGCGCTTAATTACACCGGCCTTGGTCATTTGCTTGAATGAGTTAGCCATTAGAGAGCAACCTCGTTATTCAGGGAAATGACGACAGGAGTGAGCTCACGCAGTTCTCTCTGAGCTTCCAGCAGGTGCATGTTGGTAGGCGTTTTGGTGTGGCGCTCTTCGATGCGGTCGCACTCCTTGGCCCAGCTGGTGACATCCTCACGCAAGGTGGCGTTTTGCTGAGCCAGTTCCTTACGCTGCGCCAACGCTTCACAGAGCGCCACGCTGGTAACATCAAGGCGTGTAGCCAGTTCGTTAACCATCCAGCCGTAAGCTGCAGGGAGGAGAGGGGCTGCCTTACGAGCTGCGTCGATAAGCTGCTCTCTGGTCATGCGTGGTTGTAACTCGGTGACGTTCTGTGTGTTCGTCATGGATAGTTTCTCCGTGTTATAAGCGCTCTGCACAGCGCTGATTTTTGGTTGCACGAATCCCTCGCCGGTTGTCGACAAAAAATAAAGGGGTTTCGTTTTAGTAAGCACCCAGCTAGGGCACTTAGTGAAACGGGCGGCTGCCACCGCCAGTTAGCTTCTCCACAATTGGGAGCGCGTTCCCCTGAGTTGATTTAACGACTGCGGCCTCTCAAGGAACCGGCTGAACGCGCTTTCAGTTGTGAAAAGGGGCGGTCGACATTAAGGACATTCACAACTGCCGACCGCCAAGACTACACACAGCATCTGGTACAGCAACTACGGGTTTACCACATCAAAAAGAGCACTACCGCGTTCTGCCGTTCCATCCTGGCTTTTGGTACTGATACGGCTGCGAGATGTTTTTTGCATGCCAGCGCTCTTTGGGTTATGGCCTCGTCTCTTCCGAGGTGTCACACCTGATCGCCACGCTGGTGAAACGTCTCTGGCTGTCGTACTTGCCTGGCTTGCACATTCCGGCTACCCGCTGGATCGGGATACTGTCTAAGGAATCCCCGGACCGCTGCGGCACATGTGCCATATGCCGTACTGCTAACCTACCGACGCTCTTATACATCATCACCCCGGCGCATATTGAGTATCACCAATAGTAATTAAATGGTCAACACCTGTAGTGATAAAAATATCATCAGTAGTGTTAACTTTATGATTGTTAAGGTGAAAAAAGATGCAAAAAAAAAGGAGCCGGATGGCTCCTTATTCGAAGATATTTTCAGGCCATTGGGCCTTAACAACTTTGCCTATTATCCTGCAATTCTCATTACATTCAATGGCCTGATAGCGAGGGCTGGGGTTTAGAGGTTCAAGCCATGGCTTCCCATCTTCTCTAACAAATTTTTTAAAAGTGACCTCTGAATCGTTGAATATACCTGCAACACAGAAATCACCTGGCTCAACATTCTGCTCTGGATCTATGAGTATAAGCATTCCCTCAGGAAAACTCGGTTTTACTCCTGGCGGGGCAGTCATAGAATGACCTGATACCTCAAGCCAAAAGGCAGAATCACTGGCTTTAACAGTTGTTGAAACCCATTCCTTCGCGTCGCGTTCTGTGTATGTATTAACCGGGCAAAATGAGCCAGCCTGTACTTCGGTTAATAGCGGGTACTCATATACAGAGGAATGATTCCTTCCGTTCGCAATCGCCTCAAACATAGCTGATATCTCAGCTGCTAGGGATGGGCTGAAATCATCGACTTTTACTCCGAGAATTTTAGCGAACTGTGCAGCATGGGTAGCGTTGATAGCATTTGTGCCATTCAGTAACTGAGCGACACCACTTTGTCCCATACCCATTTGTTCAGCCAAAGTCTCCTGTGAGAGCCCCAGCGCTTTTTTCTTGGACTCAAAGATAGCTTTCAGCCTGTTGGCATCGGCGATTTGTTCGGCGGTCAATGGTTTCTTTTTCATTCTCATAATTTATCACCGCACGGCATAATCACCAATCACCGCTAGTGTTGACATATTTATCACTAACAGTGATACTCCTTATGTGCAAACCACGAGGAAAACCAATGAAGATTATTCCGCTCTCTGAATATGTTTTGGAAAACGGTCAGGCCAAAACCGCTGAGGCTCTTGGGGTATACCAAAGCGCCATCAGTAAAGCCCTCAAGCGTAATCGCCGGGTAAATATCCTAGTAAACGAAGACGGGAAAATTGAAGCCGAGGAAGTTCGACCATTCCCTAACAAAAACAAACCTGTTGATCCTGACGTTGCAGTAACACCGTAACCCAGCAACCAGCATTTCGTAACTACCAAAGGAAAAACAACATGGTAGAGCCAAGCCTGAAAGAAGTAGTGAAAGCGATGTGTAAAGCGTACCCCGGTGGCCGTGAGGCTATGGCCGGTGCTCTTGGCATGTCAGTGACGCAGTTCAACAACAACCTGTACGAGAAGAACGGCTGCCGCTTCTTCGAAGTGAACGAGCTGGAAGCGATGGAAGACATTTCAAACACGTCTCTTCTGGCTGATTACTTCGCGCAACGTCGTGGCGCTCTGCTGGTGGACGTTCCTCAGCTGGAAGACCTCGATCGCGTAGACCTTTTTACCCGCGCCATGAGAACTGCAGCAGCACGCGGACAGGTTGATCAGATTATCCAGAAAGCCCTGGAAGATGGAGTGATTGAGCCGCATGAAGCTGAAGAGATTCACGAACATCACCGCCGTCACCTGGCTGCGCGTGAAGAAGAAATCCGCGCGATTGTCGCGCTGTTTAGCCGTAAGAAAAGCCAAAAAAAGTGACGCCCGCGAGTGTGCAGCTCCGGGCGTCGTGGCGTGTCGTATTCAGTGGAGAAACTAACGCATGAACAGTTTAAACCGATTGAGACCAGCGAAGCAATTCAGATGCCTTCCACTGGTGGGAAAAGATTCCCCGTTCGGCTATGTGGAGAGATTAAACGACCAGCCTGGTGAGAACAACTACCAGCCTGAGAACGCGATGGTAGAGGCTTTTGCTCAGATGAACGAAAAGGGGCGTGAGGAATGGCTGAAGTTGACCGGCGATTCAGAGACCACAGAGGCATCCCCGTCCACGTCGTCAGGTGGGAGCCACAGACTCGACGCGTTATATACCATCGCGAAGGGTACGATCATGAGTGCTTCAGCCCTCTTGAGCAATTCCAGCGTAAATTTACAGAGTTAAAGGACGATCATGAGTCAGATATTTGAAATCGTTCAATCACTTTCAGGGCAAAGGAATTGCATCACTATTCCTGTGCCCTACCTTGACTTCTTTGCTGGTGATCAACAAGCCCACGCATTAGGTGCCATTCTAAATCAACTTGTGTTTTGGTCAGGTAAATCAGATCTGAACGATGGCTGGTTTTACAAAGAACATAGTGAACTTGCTGCTGAGATTCGTGGCGTAAGTGAAGACCAGGTGCAGCGCTTGGTTAATAAACTCTGTACTCGTTGGCTTCCTAATGTCGTTCAGAAGGATCAACGACAGGTAAATGGGACAAAAAAAACGCATTACCGCATCAACGGTGATGCTCTAATTGATATTTTATTCCCGCCAACACTGGTTACCGCAGAATCGCGGAACCTGAAACGCGAAGTCGCGGAACCTATTCCGCAGAATCGCGGAAAGGAAAACGTAGAACCGCAGAACCCTAACCGCGAAGTCGCGGAATCTATTCTCTATACAGATCATTACTCAGATCACCACAAACAGATAATAAAACCTTCTTGTCAGGTTGCGCCGCAACCCGACCGTGAAGTTTTACTCACTGACAATGCTAAGAGGGTTTTAAAACATCTGAACCAAGTCACTGGCTCACGTTATCAAGTCTGCACTTCGTCACTGGAAAACATCAGGGCTCGACTGAAGGAGGGGTTCACCGTCGATGAATTGCAGATCGTCACTGAATTCTGCAATGCGGAATGGGGCGACGATTTAAAAATGTCGAAATTCCTTCGCCCGCAGACGCTTTTCCAACCCTCCAAGTTTCCAGGGTATCTGAAGTCAGCAAACATTTGGGTGAATGACGGGAAGCCAGCGCGAGTTAACGGGAAGTGGGAGCGTGAGGACGGAATCTTTAAGTCCAGCTTCAAAAACACTGATTACGGCAGCATTCCACCAGGATTCAGGGGGTAACGATGAGTTTTTTAAAAACAATCCAACTGTTCGTGGCCAACAATCCTGGACTCACGAACAAGGAGATCGCCGCAGCACTGCCAGAGTACGCCTTGCACAGTGTTCAGCGTGCTGTATGTCGCCTGGTCATGCTTAACCGAGCTGAGCGAAAAGGTGTGCGTCCTAACTTCCGTTACTACGCAAAAGCACCGACAGGACCTATTGGGCCGATCATCCCACGTACTCGTATCGAAAAAACTGAAGCCATCCCTGAACCAAAACAGGAAACCACACCAAACCCGGCAGTCATTGCGATGTTGGACAAGGCTAAACAGTTATCTGACAAGGGGCTTTATTTGCGTGCTGCTACCGTTCTGATGGAGGCATTCAATCGCTCAAAGAACGAAACCATGCGAACCAAAATTCTCAAGGAGCGTAAGCGCTGCCTGAGTATGGCGCCGAGGGTTAAAACCACCTGCGATGATTGGTGTCTGGCTGGCCGAGCGAGGAACGTCTGATGAAATACTCTTTGATTTACGCTGACCCAGCCTGGGAATACGGCAACACCGTCAGCAACGGCGCGGCTACTAATCACTACGGCACAATGAAGCTGATCGACATGAAGCGTCTTCCGGTCTGGGACCTTGCTGCCGATGATGCTGTTCTGGCTATGTGGTTCACCGGCACGCACACCCGCGAGGCTATCGAACTGGCTGAAGCATGGGGCTTTAAGGTCCGCACGATGAAGGGCTTCACCTGGGTGAAGCTCAACCAGCTGGCAGAGCAGCACATCAACAAAGCTCTTCAGGCTGGTGGAGTAGAGGACTTTTACGACTTCCTCGATCTGCTTAACGAGCAGACCCGCATGAACGGCGGAAACTACACCCGAGCCAATACTGAGGACATGCTGATCGCCACCAGAGGAAATGGACTTGAGCGCCAGTGCGCCAATATCAAGCAGGTTATCTACAGCCCGCTCGGCGAGCACAGCCAAAAACCAGCAGATGCCCGTTTCCGTCTGGAGAAACTGTATGGTGACGTTCCGCGAATCGAACTGTTCAGCCGTTGCGGAGCGCCTGGCTGGGACCACTGGGGAAATCAATCTGAGTCACCGGCTGTTGAGCTTATCCCGGCAGTAGCCGTTCCAATGATTAAGTCTGAGGAGCGAGCTGCATGAAGGTATACATCGCGGGACCTATGACGGGGTATGAGCAATTTAATCGCCCAGCTTTCAACGCAGCATCTGAAAAGTTAACAAGCCAGGGTCATGTGGTGTTGAACCCAGCAACACTTCCTGATGGTCTTTCTGAAGCGCAATACATGGATATTTGCCTGGCAATGCTTCGGTGTGCAGAAGGTATTTATATGCTCAACGAGTGGGAATATTCAGTTGGGGCAAGAGCCGAGAACGCCCTGGCCGAAAAGTTGAAATTAGAAATCATGTATGAAAGGTACTCCGCATGAGAAAACTTTCTACAGAGCAGGATAACGCGGTTCGTGATGTTGCTCGTCAATGCAGCACCGCGCTTAAAAAAGCCATCACTGAAAATCCATCAGTAGGGTGGAATTCAATAGCAACGCCGATCCTGAAGGAATATCACGAGAAGGTTAAGCCTATGGGGGTGAGCCTTATGATGTTCTACAGCATCATCGGGCGGCTTAACGGTCGCTTTGGTCGCTACAAGGGCCGCATTGGGGAGGAATCATGAACGAGTTAACGCCGCGTCAGAGTGAAGTGCTGGATGCCATAGTACTTTACAGGGACAGAACCGGATTCCCACCCACCATGCTTGAACTGGCCGGGTTAATTGGCTGTGCATCACCCAACGCTGCCGCTGAGCATGTGAAGGCGCTGAAGAAAAAAGGCTATATCAACACTGCACGTGGCGCAGCACGCGGGATATCACTGATTGAGCACAAGCCAAAGCGGTTTCCTCTCGGCTTAAATGACCAAGTAAAAATCAAACTGTTTGAGCCAGGCATTGAACATCTCAAACGGCATTATCAGGAATTAAATATTCCCTATGAAGCTCCTAAGGTAGACGCAGATGGTTATTCCACCATGACGCTCTGGTACGTCATGAGTACGTTTGGTGAAATTTTGTATAACGGTGCTCCTCACGCCTTCGAACTGGCGATTGATCTGGAGGCAAAATGAAACTGGTGCTCCCGTTCCCACCGAGCGTAAACGCCTACTGGCGAGCCCCTAACAAGGGTCCGTTAAAAGGCCGCCATCTGATCAGCGCTAAAGGCAGGGCATATCAAAGCGCTGCCTGTGTGGCGATCGTCGAGCAGCTTCGCTTCCTTCCAAAGCCTTCAACAGCACCGGCTGCCGTGGAAATCATGCTGTACCCACCTGACGAACGCCGACGCGACATCGACAACTACAACAAAGCTCTGTTTGATGCGCTTACGCACGCTGGCATCTGGGAGGATGACAGTCAGGTGCAGAGAATGCTGGTGGAGTGGGGTCCGAAAGTACCTGGTGGACGAGTAGAGATATCGATCAAGAAACATGAACCTCTGGCGGGTGCAGCCGCCTGATAAGTGGAGAAGAGCATGCAACAGATGATTAACGTTAAAAATGATCCTGACTTCCCTGCTATGACCAGCCTTGAAATTGCCGGGCTGTGTGAAAAGCGGCATGACCATGTTTGCCGCGATATTAAGGTAATGCTGGAACAGCTCAATATTCAATCTCCCCAAATTTGGGGAGAATACCGGGACGACATGGGGAGGGCATACCCATGCTTCCATCTTCCTAAGGATTTATGCCTGACGCTGGTATCTGGCTATAACGTCGTTCTTCGTAAGCGAATCATTGATCGATGGCTGGAGCTTGAGCAGAAAAATCAGCCAAAAGTGCCTCAGTCTTTTTCTGAGGCCCTCCGCCTGGCTGCAGAACTGGAAGAGCAAAAGCAGATGCTTACTGACCAGCTGGCTATAGCAGCACCGAAGGCTGAATTTGTAGATCGCTATGTGGTGGCCACTGGTTCAATGACATTCCGCCAGGTTGCCAAGCTTCTCAACGCAAAAGAACCTGAGTTCCGTCTTTTCCTGCTCGACAAACACATCATGTATCGCCTGAACGGTACGCTAACGCCATATCATCAGCACATCGAGGCGGAACGCTTTGAGGTGAAGACCGGTACCACAAATGCATCCAACTATGCCTTCAGCCAGGCAAGGTTCACGGCGAAGGGGGTTAAATGGATTGGCGGCCTGTGGGCTGAGCATAACGCTAAGGGGCAAATTGCGTGAGAGCCATCCTGACACCTGAAGTTGCGCCAATGTCCGGGGTGGTACTTTTCCGCCCCGGTAACGAATTGCTATGGCTGTTTCGTCGTGGACGGGTGGTGATTGAAACGCCTTCCGAAGCAATCCAGCACCTGCCATCTGGCCTGATTCCTGAAGCGCACCAGCCACTGACAGATGATGTCAGTATGCAGGCGCTTTTCCTGAACGAGAGGGTTATTCAGCGTGCTGGTGGTCTTAGCAGTCTTGATGCCTGGCTGGAACGTAAATTCGAATGTCAGTGGCCGCACAACGAATGGCACTCAAAGGACTTTACGGTAATGCGTCACGCCCCAGGAAGCATTCGCCTGTGCTGGGGCTGTGATAATCAGTTGCGTGAACAAACCACTGAAAGACTGGCAGGAATTGCCATGCAGAACCTGGTAAAATGGCTACTCGAAAGGGTGAATATTATGCTTGGCTTCAGCGCTGACCACACCCTGACGCTGCCGGAGTTCTGCTGGTGGATGGTGCGCAACGATCTGGCTGACCTAATTTCTGAATCAGTGGCTAACCAGGCACTCAGGATTAAGCCTGAATCTCACAGCTCAGTGATGCGTGAAAGCGACATTGTTCCGTCATTACCGGCGACTGAAATCCTCCAGGAGAAAGTTAAGAAGATAGTCTCGGTTAAGGTCGATCCTGAATCACCGGAATCTTTCATGCTGAGGCCAAAACGCCGCCGCTGGGAGAACGATAAGTACACCCGCTGGGTGAAGTCGCAGCAGTGCAGTTGCTGCAATAACCCGGCAGACGACCCCCACCACCTGATAGGCCACGGGCAGGGTGGAATGGGTACGAAAGCGCACGACCTGTTTGTGATACCGCTGTGCAGAGCGCATCACGACGAGTTGCACGCTGATCCTGTGGCATTTGAAGCGAAGCACGGCGACCAGTTGGTGCTGTTGTTTCGGTTTTTAGATCGTGCGCTGGAAATCGGCGTACTGGCGTAAGTGGAGACGCAAGATGATCAATCCTTCTGAAGTTGGCAAATCCGGCGAGATGGTTCGCCTTCGCACTCTCGAAAGCATCTGGGTACAGGGCAAGCTCCGCATGTGGGGCCGCTGGTCATATATTGGCGGCGGTTCTGGCGGAAACATGTTCAACCAGCTGCTGGCATCGGGGAAAATCACAAAGACCGCTATCAACGATGCGCTTCGCCGCATGAAGAAATCCGGCATCACTAAACCTGAACTGGAAGCTTACCTGCGTGAAATACTCGACAGCAAAAACAAAAGCGGCCTGGCGTTCTGCTCCGACGAAGAGGGCCTTAAGGTGGATGGTGTTATTGCTTCGGTCTTGATGAATGATGAATACCGTGGGTTGTATGGCGTAATCGTTGACCGTCACCGGTTGCGTAAGAGCAAACTGCAGATGGCCAACGAGCTGAATGCAAAGCACCCTGACTGGACCCTTATCACATGCCGCCGCCGGATCGATACATGGGTAAGTTTGGCAGAATCGATCCTGTACGCTCCACTTTGTGATGCGTTTGGCACAAATAGCGACAGATTTAAGTTGCAGAGTGAGCAAGAAAGTGCTTAAATTGTGTTAAGCTCGGGACAGTAAAGCGTACTGAGCAACAGAACAAAACATAAACCCGCCACTGCTGCGGGTTTTTTATTTTAAGGGCTGCCTACGGGCGGCCTTTTTTGTTTCCCCTCGTTCTGAGAGGACTCACGGCAATAAGAGGGGGGCTAAATGTCCGATCCTGTTTCTGGCACTACGGTAGCGGCTGGTGGTCTGATGGGGGCCAGCATGTTCGGTCTGGCAACCGGTATAGATTACGGTGTGGTGTTTGGTGCATTCGCTGGGGCGGTGTTCTACGTCGCCACGGCGGTTAATATCAGCCGCCTTAAGCTGGTGGGCTACTTCATCACCTCATTCATCTTCGGCGTTATCGGTGCTCCACTGCTTGGCTCTTACTTCTCCAAATGGACGGGGTATAGCGACAGGCCACTTGATGCGCTGGGCGCGGTAATCGTAGCTGCTATTGCTATTAAGCTGCTGACGTTCGTCAACAGTCAGGATTTGGGTAGCCTGTTTGGAATTCTCTCGCGTTTACGTGGTGGAGGGGCCAGCAATGGTAACAAGTGATCCGAGTGCGATGGTGAATGCCCTCATCTGTGGGGTGATCGTCCTTGCTCTGATGTTCTACCAGCGCGGCGGGGCGAGACATCGCCCTCTGATATCGCTGATGGCTTATTTCACGGTGCTGGTATACGCCAGCGTCCCTTTCCGTTACCTGTTCGGCCTGTACCATGAATCACACTGGTTTGTGGTGCTGGTGAACGTCCTGATATGCGCCGTCGTTCTCTGGGCTCGGGGAAACGTAGCACGAATCATTGACGTCCTGAGGCATTCGCATGACCAAAGACGAAATTTTTAATGCCATCCTCGGTAAAGAGGGCGGCTACGTTAATCACCCTGACGATAAGGGCGGTCCAACTAACTGGGGGATCACACAAGCGGTAGCTCGCGCCCACGGATTCACCGGGGATATGCGAAGCCTGACCCGCCAGCAGGCCCTGGATATCCTGACTGCTGACTACTGGACAGGGCCACGCTTCGACCTTGTTTCTGAGGTATCACCAGCCATCGCTGCCGAACTCTGCGATACAGGCGTAAACATGGGCCCATCAGTTCAGACCAAATGGTTTCAGCGCTGGCTGAACGTGTTCAACATTCAGGGCACGCTCTATCCCGATCTGATTGCTGATGGTTTTATCGGTCCGCGAACTATCAGCGCGTTAAAAAGCTATCTTTCACGGCGCGGAAAAGAGGGTGAGCTGGTTATGCTTCGGGCCCTGAATTGTAGCCAGGGTCAGCGTTATCTTGAGCTGGCAGAACAGCGCAGCGCGAACGAAACGTTTGTTTATGGCTGGGTGAAGGAGCGGGTGGTTATATGACGCTTGAGATGATTACCGGACTCGTTGTCGCGGTGTTTGCTGCTATTGCCGCCGCGTTTGGCCTTGGTCATTCACGCGGAACCAGCAAAGCGGAAGCGAAAGCCGACCAGCAGAGAACCGAAGATAACGCAGCGGCAACGGTCGCAGCAGCAGATCGCCGGGTAGAAGCAACGAAAGAGGCCAGCAATGTACAGCAGACCGTTAACCATATGCCTGGCGATGATGTTGATCGTGAGCTGCGCACAAACTGGACCCGTAAGGGTTGAGGTAGTGGACACTGCCTGCGATTGGGTTAGACCCATTTACGGCACCGCTCATGACTGGGATGTTCTGGACCGCCAAACGAAGAAAGACATCCTGGCGCATAACAAAGCGTGGCAGGCGAACTGCCAGAAAGAAAACAGAGCCTCGCAATAGCGGGGCTTTTTAACGCAAAAAAGGTAAAGACGATGGATGAAGAGTATCGTAAAGACCTGCAACTGTGGTTTGGCCTGTCACACGCTGCTTTCTGCGTGATGCCCCGAGTTTTTATGGAGGCAATGCCAAAGGAATGGCAAGAAAAGATGGCTCAACTGCTTTTTGAATACGACGACACAATTAAAACGAACGTCTGTGGGATTCATAGTTGTTTTGTTACTGCCAAAGACAGCAACAACCGCTTTATGAAGATGCCAGAAGATATTCTGAATTATCGTCACCCCCAACGTGAGTTTATCGAGTCATTCCTGAACAAGTAGCCATTGCAAAGCTCACCTGCTGGTGGGCTTGATAATGGTTATCCCCAGTAGTGGATAAGCGCATCAATATACCCTCCAGAGGATAAAGCCATGTGTAGTGCCTCTTTAATTTTTTACTCAATGCCCACCGCGTTCCTTAGCTTGCTGGTGGTATCCATTACCCTCAATGGCTGCATGCTCTGGGCTCGGCTCAGAAACAGATAGCCACTTAGTAATAAACCTGCGCATCGCACGCGCATATCAAAGAAAGTCTTTCAGCTGTGAGCCTGGGCAAACCGTTAACTTTCGGCGGCTTTGCCGTGCGACAGGCTCACGTCTAAAAGGAAAATCAAATGCAGGTCACTATTGATGGTGTCCCGTATGCACCCGCCTGCGAAAATTCATCGCGGATCGGGATTGCAATAACGACACACCAGCGCGCTGAAGTTCTGAGGCGAGCGCTAGAACAGCACATGAAGCACCTGCCATCCGGTGCGCTGGTGGTGGTTATCGATGACGGTTCAAATCCTGTAACGGTAGTTCCCGGCGGCGTGCAGCTGCTTCGCCACGAAACATCACTCGGCATTGTTGCTTCGAAGAACGCTAGCCTGTCAGCCCTGATGGATGCCGGGTGCGAGCATCTTTTTCTGTGGGATGATGATGCCTGGCCTATCGCCGATAACTGGCATCTTCCGTATATCGAATCACCAGAGCCGCACCTGGCTTATCAGTTTCTCGATCTGGCTGGCCCGCGAAAGATTAACGATATGACCGTTCTGTACCGGGATGATAAGCATATTGCTTACACCGGGCAGCGTGGCGTGATGTTGTACTACCACCACAGCGCTATAGAAAAGGTTGGCGGGTTCGATCCGGTGTATGGCCGGGGCATGTATGAGCATCCTGATCTGGCGCTTCGGATTTATAACGCTGGCTTAACGTCCTGGGCGTTTGCTGATGTGGTTGGCTCTGAAAAGCTGATTCACTCAATGGACGAGTACGAAGAGGGCGCGCGAAGCATACCGAGGCCTGAACGTGAAGCGCTCGATAAAAAGAACGCTGTGATTTACGGGCAGCGCCGGGATTCAGGATATACAGGCTATGCCGAGTATCGATCTCAGCGCGACGTGGTAATAACAACGCTGCTTACCAGCCAGCCAGACCCACAGCGCGGTACGAAAATGGCGGCCGCACCTGACATGCTGGCTAAATGGGCCTCATCACTTCGGAATTGTGGCCGTATCGCGCTGGTGGATGAACTGCAGACGTCACCGGCAGACGTTGAGCTGTATCGCGTTCCTGACGTGAAGATGAATGTCTACTTCCGGCGCTGGCTGCATATCTGGCAGCACCTGCGCGAGCACCCTGAATACCGGTTTGTCTGGTGTACCGATGGTACCGATGTTGAAATGCTCCGCGCACCGTGGGAAGAAATGCAGCCCGGCAATGTTTACGTCGGTTCTGAACCGAAGACCTACGCCGACACCTGGGCAAAGCAGAATCATCCTGAGCGTATCTATCAGGAATTCATTGAAGCACACCGCGGCGATGTGATGCTTAACGCTGGTCTGCTGGGTGGCACCCGCGCTGATGTAATGGCGTTCGCTCACGGCATCATCCGTCTTTACTACCGGATCGAGAGTTATCGTTTCTGGAAGAAAGAGCAGGCTGGTGCGGCGGTAGGTGACATGCTGGCGTTCGGAATTGTCGCGCAGTCATTCGCTGACAGGCTGGTCACCGGCCCTCTGGTACACACCGTTTTCAAAACTGATGGTATCGGTGGGGAGGCCACATGGTGGAAGCACAAGTGAAATTCGTTGTTGTTGGTCACCACTCCCGGGCAGAACATGCACAACGTCTTGCTGCGCTGCTGGATGCTCATCTGCTTATTGATGACGGTAACCACGGTGCGAACTGGAATCATCGTCGCGCTATCGAATGGGCTGCTGAGCAGCCTTGCCGGGTGGTGGTACTGGAAGACGACGCGCTGCCTGTGCAGGGGTTCACCGATAAGGTAACTGACTGGCTGGTGCGCTTCCCTGACGACATGCTGAGCTTTTATCTCGGTACCGGCCGACCGCCGCAGTATCAGAAAGAGATTGCCGGAATGCTGGTGGATGCGGATCGCGTCTGTGGTGACCACATCGTATTAAGCAAGCTGATTCACGGCGTATGTTATAGCCCTCCTCGGGGAAGTTTGGCGCGCATGCTCAGCACATGGAACAAAACGCTGGCAGCTGATTACGCCGTCGGTGAGGCATTCGGTGGCCGGGTGATTTATCCGTGTTACTCGCTGGTGGATCACGCTGACCTCCCGACAGTTGAGCGTCACCCTGACAACGAGCCGAGGACGGAACGCCGCCGCGCATGGAGACTGGCATGAACAAAGAGCCCCGCGTATATGGCAGCCGATGGGATAAGGCCCGTCTGCGTTTCCTGCAGCAGCACCCACTATGTGTGATGTGCGAGCAGCAGGGGCGCATTACCCCAGCAACGGTGGTTGACCATATCGAGCCCCACAAACTCAAAGATGCGCTTAAGTCAGGTAACCCGCTGGCCATATCGAAAGCACAGCTCCTGTTCTGGAGTAAAGAGAACTGGCAGCCACTGTGTAAAGCGCATCATGACTCAACGAAACAGAGGATGGAGAAGAGCGGCGCGGTAATAGGCTGTGATGCCAATGGCTACCCGCTCGATCCTGCGTCTCACTGGAGCACGTAATGAAAAACCTCAGCATTGAATACCGCAATGGAAAATTCGTTCGCCTGGTGATTGATGGCGTGGAGATGAAGGACGTGACATCCATTCAGTTCTCGCACGCTGTAGGGCAGGAGATGCCGACGGTGACCATTTCAGGTCATGTTGTCTCTGGGCATCGGAAAGGCGATCAGAAACTCGAACAGGTAGACAAACATTCGGCATAGCGCGGCGGCGGAAAGTCGATTACATATCATGTGAAATCATTTCAAATGCAACGATATCAAATGAGAATGAATCGCATCAGGGCAGGGGGGGGGGGATCAAATCTTCAAAACCTTTGCCCCAAATGACCGCCGCCAAAGTTTGATTTTAACGCTAACCCGATTTTTTTAGTTTTAAGGTGTTGACATATGGCAGATAAACGAACCCGTTCCGACAGTTCGGCGGCAGCGGTTCAGGCCATGAAAAATGCAGCAGTGGACACCATCGATCCTCCGTCCCATGCAGGTTTGGAAAAAAAAGCCGAACCATTCTGGCATGACAATATCAGATCGAAAGCTCTGGACAGCTGGACGCCGGCCGACCTTCTGGCCGCTGTAGAACTGGCAAATAACCAGCTCTATATAACGGTTTTACGTAAGGATTTACGCAAAGAAGAGCGAGCACGCGGAGAGGGCCGCGACGAAGGGCTTATCAAAGACCTACGCAAGCAGATTGTTGAGCTGCAGCGAACTATTCTGGCTCAGCGCCGTGACCTCCAGATCCATTCCCACGCAACCAACGGCGAAAGCCGCGACCAGAAGAAACGCAATCAGAATGATCGTGATGCACGAAATACCAAAAACGAGCATCAGGACCAGGACGACAACCTGATCGCCTTTCCCAAGCATGGATAAAAGACTATGACGCGAGGTGAGCGTGTAATAGCGTTCATCGAGCGCTTTTGCATCGTGCCGGAAGGCAAGCTTATTGGCCAGCCCATGAGGCTGGACCCCTTTCAGAAAGAATTCATCCTGGCGGTTTACGACAATCCAGCCGGAACGGATATGGCGATCCTCAGCATCGCCCGAAAAAATGGTAAGACTGGCCTAATTGCCGGAATTCTGCTGGCTCACCTAGTGGGGCCTGAAGCGGTGCAGAACACGCAGATTGTCAGCGGTGCACTCAGCCGGGAACAGGCGGCCATCGTTTTTAACCTCGCGGTGAAGATGGTTAACCTGAACCCCAAGCTGCAGGAGATTGTGCACATTACGCCCAGCGGCAAAAAGCTGATCGGCCTGCCGTGTAACGTCGAATACAAGGCTTTATCCGCAGAAGGAAAGACGACGCACGGCCTTTCCCCCATTCTGGCCATTCTCGATGAAACCGGGCAGGTTAGGGGGCCGCAGGATGATTTTATCGATGCAATAACTACCGCGCAGGGGGCGCATGAAAACCCGCTGCTGATTGTTATCAGTACGCAGGCAGCAAACGATGCTGACCTGCTGAGCATCTGGATTGATGATGCGATCAAATCGAAAGATCCGCACATCGTGTGCCACGTTTATGAAGCGCCAAAGGACGCTGATATCAGTAAACGCGAGTCCTGGCTGGCTGCGAACCCGGCGCTGGGAACATTCAGGTCAGAAAAAGACATGGCGCGCCAGGCCGAGAAAGCAGGCCGAATGCCAAGCTTCGAAAACACCTTCCGAAATCTCAACCTCAATCAGCGCGTTTCTACCGTATCGCCGTTTATCTCCCGCAGCGTGTGGGAGCTTTGCGGAGAGATGCCGATTAACACCCCGAGGAAGTGGTACGCGGGGCTGGATCTGTCAGCCAGGAACGACTTAACGGCGCTGGTTATCGCTGGTGAAGCAGATGATGGCGTCTGGGATGTTTTCCCCTTCTTCTGGACACCGCAAAAGACTCTTGAAGAGCGAACCAAAACGGACCGCGCACCCTATGACGTTTGGGTTAGAGAGGGGCTGCTGCGCACCACGCCAGGCGCTTCGGTGGATTACTCATTCGTCGTTGCGGATATCGCTGAAATTATCGGTGATTTCGACCTTACCTCGATGGCTTTTGACCGCTGGCGCATTGACCAGTTCAGGAAGGATGCCGATGCCATTGGGCTGAGCCTCCCGCTGGTCGAGTTCGGCCAGGGCTTTAAGGATATGGGGCCAGCTGTAGACACGCTGGAGTCTCTGATGCTTAACGGGCGCGTGAGGCATGGCATGCACCCCGTATTAACGATGTGTGCTGTGAATGCGGTAGTGGTGAAAGATGCTGCTGGCAACCGCAAGCTCGATAAGTCCAAAGCAACAGGACGCATTGATGGCATGGTCGCAATGACAATGTCCGTTGGTGCTGCTAATGGGGAAGTTACCGAACAGGGTGGTGACTTCGATGACTTCATTTTCCGACCGCTGAGCATGTGATGGAAGAACCTAAATACACGATTGACCTGCGAACCAATAACGGCTGGTGGGCAAGGCTGCAGTCCTGGTTTGTCGGCGGGCGCTTAGTCACCCCAAATCAGGGCTCACAGACGGGGCCTGTTTCGGCCCACGGACACCTGGGCGATTCATCCATTAACGATGAACGGATACTGCAAATTTCGACTGTGTGGCGCTGCGTGAGTCTGATTTCAACGCTCACGGCATGCTTACCGCTTGATGTCTTCGAAACTGACCAGAATGACAACCGCAAAAAAGTGGGTTTGAGCAATCCGCTGGCGCGACTGCTGCGCTACTCACCGAATCAGTACATGACCGCCCAGGAATTCAGGGAGGCCATGACGATGCAGCTCTGTTTCTACGGTAACGCGTATGCACTGGTGGACCGCAACAGCGCGGGTGACGTGATCAGCCTTCTCCCGCTTCAGTCTGCCAATATGGATGTGAAACTCGTCGGAAAAAAAGTGGTTTATCGCTATCAACGCGACAGCGAATACGCCGACTTTTCGCAGAGAGAGATTTTTCACCTTAAAGGCTTCGGATTCACCGGGCTGGTCGGCCTGTCACCCATTGCTTTTGCCTGTAAATCGGCAGGTGTGGCAGTTGCGATGGAGGACCAGCAGCGAGATTTCTTTGCCAATGGCGCCAAGTCTCCGCAAATCCTCTCAACCGGCGAAAAAGTGCTAACTGAACAGCAGCGCTCGCAGGTCGAAGAGAACTTCAAAGAGATCGCCGGCGGTCCGGTTAAAAAACGCCTCTGGATTCTGGAAGCGGGCTTTTCCACATCGGCAATTGGCGTAACGCCACAGGATGCCGAAATGATGGCGTCCCGAAAATTTCAGGTAAGTGAACTGGCGCGATTCTTTGGCGTACCGCCTCACCTTGTTGGCGACGTCGAGAAATCAACGAGCTGGGGATCGGGCATCGAGCAGCAGAATCTCGGCTTCCTGCAGTACACCCTGCAGCCCTATATTTCCCGGTGGGAAAACAGCATTCAGCGGTGGCTTATTCCTGCTAAGGATGTTGGCCGCATTCATGCTGAGCACAACCTCGACGGCCTGCTGAGGGGCGATTCGGCATCCCGCGCTGCCTTTATGAAGGCAATGGGAGAGGCAGGGCTACGCACCATCAACGAGATGCGACGAACGGACAACCTCCCGCCATTGCCGGGTGGCGATGTGGCAATGCGCCAGTCGCAATACGTGCCGATCACCGATTTAGGAACCAACAAAGAGCCCCGTAATAACGGGGCTTAATTTTTATGGGGGCCGTAATGCCTGAGATCGTAAAAACGCTGTCCTTCGACGAGACAGAAATCAAATTCACCGGTGACGGTAAACAGGGGATTTTTGAAGGCTACGCCTCTGTTTTTAATAACACCGATTCCGATGGCGACATCATTCTGCCCGGGGCGTTTAAAAACGCACTGGCTAACCAGACCCGCAAAGTGGCGATGTTTTTCAACCACAAGACGTGGGAGCTGCCGGTTGGTAAATGGGACAGCCTGGCCGAAGACGAAAAAGGCCTGTATGTGCGCGGTCAACTTACCCCAGGGCACAGCGGCGCCGCTGACCTGAAAGCGGCAATGCAGCACGGTACGGTTGAGGGTATGTCGGTTGGCTTTTCCGTTGCGAAAGACGATTACACCATCATTCCAACAGGCCGCATTTTTAAGAATATCCAGGCTCTGCGCGAAATCAGCGTCTGCACTTTCCCCGCCAACGAACAGGCTGGCATCGCAGCCATGAAAAGTGTCGATGGCATTGAAACGATTCGTGATGTGGAGAACTGGCTGAGGGATTCAGTCGGGCTCACCAAATCACAGGCAGTTGGGTTAATAGCCCGGTTTAAGTCAGCGATTCGGAGCGAGTCCGAGGGCGACGGAAACGAAGCACAAATCAACGCTCTGCTTCAGAGCATTAAATCTTTCCATTCCAATTTAGGTAATTAATTATGTCTGAACTCGCTCTCATTCAAAAAGCAATCGAAGAATCCCAGCAGAAAATGACCCAGCTGTTCGATGCGCAGAAAGCTGAAATCGAAAGCACGGGCCAGGTTTCCAAACAGCTGCAGTCCGACCTGGCAAAAGTACAGGAAGAACTGTCCAAATCCGGTACCCGCCTCTTCGATCTGGAACAGAAACTGGCTTCCGGTGCTGAAAATCCGGGTGAGAAGAAATCCTTCTCTGAACGTGCTGCTGAAGAGCTCATCAAGTCATGGGACGGTAAACAGGGCACCTTCGACGCGAAGACGTTTAACAAGTCTCTCGGCAGTGACGCTGATTCTGCTGGCTCACTGATCCAGCCGATGCAGATCCCTGGCATCATCATGCCGGGCCTGCGCCGTCTGACTATTCGTGACCTGCTGGCTCAGGGCAGAATTTCCAGCAACGCTCTCGAATACGTGCGTGAAGAGGTGTTTACCAATAACGCCGACGTAGTGGCAGAGAAGGCGCTTAAGCCAGAATCGGATATCACCTTCAGCAAACAGACCGCGAACGTAAAGACCATCGCGCACTGGGTGCAGGCATCACGTCAGGTGATGGACGATGCGCCAATGCTGCAGTCCTACGTTAACAACCGCCTCATGTACGGTCTGGCACTGAAGGAAGAAGGCCAGCTGCTGAACGGCGACGGCACCGGGGATAACCTGGAAGGTCTGAACAAAGTGGCTACCGCCTACGACACCTCGCTGAATGCCACCGGCGACACCCGAGCTGACATTATCGCTCACGCCATTTATCAGGTGACCGAATCTGAGTTTAGCGCTTCCGGTATCGTCCTGAACCCGCGCGACTGGCACAACATTGCCCTGCTGAAAGACAATGAAGGCCGTTATATTTTCGGCGGCCCTCAGGCGTTTACCAGCAACATCATGTGGGGTCTGCCAGTAGTTCCGACTAAGGCACAGGCCGCCGGTACCTTTACGGTGGGCGGTTTCGATATGGCCTCTCAGGTGTGGGATCGCATGGATGCCACCGTGGAAGTCAGCCGTGAAGACCGCGATAACTTCGTGAAAAACATGCTGACCATCCTGTGCGAAGAGCGCCTGGCGCTGGCGCACTATCGCCCGACGGCAATCATCAAGGGCACCTTCTCTTCTGGCTCATGATGGAGGGGGCGGGGAAACCCGCCCTTTAACGTATGGCGATTGATGTTCTCGATGTAATGAATCTCAGTCTGTTTAAGCAGCAGATTGAGTTTGAGGAAGACGACAGGGACGAGCTGATCACGCTGTACGCCCAGGCCGCTTTTGACTACTGCATGCGCTGGTGCGATGAACCTGCATGGAAGGTTGCCTCTGATATTCCTGCGGCCGTTAAGGGTGCTGTTCTCCTTGTCTTTGCTGACATGTTCGAACACCGCACCGCGCAAAGCGAAGTACAGCTTTATGAAAACGCTGCCGCCGAACGCATGATGTTCATTCATCGCAACTGGCGCGGTAAATCTGAACCTGAGGAGGGCTCCTGATGGAACCTGGACGATTCAGGCACCGGGTAAAAATTCTCACCTTCACGACTTCGCGCGATCCATCTGGTCAGCCGGTTGAATCGTGGACAGGTGGCAACCCGGTCCCGGCTGAGGTAAAGGGGATCAGCGGCAGAGAGCAGATGTCAGGCGGCGCGGAAACGGCGCAGGCAACCATTCGCGTCTGGATGCGTTTCAGGGCTGAGCTGAACGCCTCTTCTCGTCTGGAAGTGCTCAGCGGCCCGTATAAAGGTCAGGTGCTAAATATCATCGGTCCTCCTGTAGCAAATGCGACCGGCAATCGCCTGGAAATTCTTTGCAAAACGGGAACTGAAAAATGATTGAGACGAGCCTCGATTTTTCCGGGTTGAATGACATCGCAAAGGATTTGGAGGCGCTTAGCCGCGCTGAAAACAACAAGGTTCTGCGTGATGCCACGCGCGCCGGCGCCGAAGTGCTTAAGGAAGAAGTGATCGCCCGCGCGCCAGTGCGCACCGGGAAACTGAAAAAAAACGTGGTGGTGGTGACCCAAAAAAGCCGCCGTCGCGGGGAAATATCTTCCGGTATTCACATCCGTGGCCGCAACATGCGAACCGGTAACAGCGACAACACCATGAAAGCCAGCGACCCGCGTAATGCGTTTTACTGGCGTTTCGTTGAAATGGGTACCGTTAACATGCCGCCGCACCCTTTCATTCGTCCCGCGTTCGATGTACGCCAGGAGCAGGCGACGGAGGTCGCGATCAGGCGCATGAACCAGGCCATTGACGAGGCATTAAGCAAATGACGGAAGACGATCTCTATCCTCTGCTGGCGCAGTTGGCAGGGGGGCAGGTTTATCCCTACGTTGCGCCGCTCGGCAGTGACGGGAAGCCTTCAGTCTCTCCGCCCTGGGTAATTTTCTCGATTATTACCGACGTGGCCGCAGACGTTCTTTGCGGTCAGGCTGAATCTGCCGTTTCTGTGCAGGTTGATGTCTATTCCAGCACCATCGCTGAAGCGCGCACGATCAGGAATATGGCGCTTGATGCTCTGCAGGTTCTGAAGCCGGAAAGCATTGTGAAAACGCCGGGCTATGAGCCTGATCTGCGCTATCACCGGGCAACGCTCGAATTTCAGGTAACCGTTTAACTTTACCCACCATAACAGACCGCTCCGGCGGTCTTTTTTTTAACTGGAGAAACCATGACCAGTAAGTATGAAGTCACAAAGGGGATGACCTTTGCCGTCTCCGACGCACCCGTAACCGCTGATGATTTTAATTCACCAACTTTCCCGGGGGCTGGCATTACCTGGCTGGAAGCGGCCTGTGCAACGAAGGAGATCACCTTCACCGGCGGCCAGAAAGGGGATATCGACGTCACCACGCTTTGTTCAACCGAACAGGAGCAAACCAATGGCTTGGCTGCCCCGGCAGAAATGAGCATTACCCGTAACTGGGTGGGAGATGAGGCTGCACAGGAGGCACTGCAGACCGCCTACGAAAATGACGAACTGCGTGCGCTGCGCGTGGTATTCCCGTCTGGAAACGGTTTCTACGTGCTGGTGGAGGTACGCCAGAGCTCATGGTCTGCTGCAACCTCTTCCGTTGTTGGCGCTACCTATTCTCTGCGTGTACGCGGCAAACCGAAACGCATCTACGCATCTGGTTCCTGAGCGGCTTCGGCCGCTTTTTTTATCCCTCCGATCATGTAACAAGAGAAAAATGAAATGCCGCAAAAAACATCACAGAATTCATTACGCAACGTGGCGCTTACAGCATCGAAAGCCTACCGCACCAAAGAAGGTATCACGGTCCCTGAATGGGATGGCGCAAAGGTAACGCTGCGTGAACCCTCTGGCGATGCCTGGGTGAAATTCCGGGAGATCGTTAATCCCCAGCTCGCCGAGGGCGAAGAGGCACCGACGCTGACGGAGGCGGAAAAGTTTCTGCGTAACAAAGAGGCCGATGTGGTTCTGTTTATTGACGTTCTGCTGGATGAAAACGGCGAGCGAGTATTCAGCGATGAGGATCAGGAGCAGGTATCTAAAATTTATGGTCCTGTGCACTCCCGCCTGCTGGCTCAGGCCCTCAACCTCGGCATGAGCCAGGAAGAAGCGGGAAAGCCGTAAAGCAGCCGCTGACCTTCTTCCTGATGTCGCTGGCGCTCCGGTTGGGGCGTACTCTCCACGAACTGCGCCAGACCATGACCGCCAGCGAGCTCAAAATGTGGATCGAGTTCGACCGCATCAGTCCGATTGGTGACTGGCGCGCCGATGCACAGGCGGCGCAGATTTCCGTTGCAATGCTGAACTCTCAGGGTGGGAAATTCACCATTCCTGACGTGATGCTGAAGTGGGGAGAGCAGGAAGAGGTGGCAGAAGTCTCAGAACTCGAAAATTGGATATCCAGTCTTTGACGCCCGCGGCTGCGGGCTTTTTTATGGGTGAAATATGGCAACGCTGCGCGAGCTAATCATCAAAATTTCGGCGAACTCATCTTCTTTCCAGTCTGAGATCGCCAGAGCGTCCCGCATGGGAACCGATTACTACCGCACTATGGAACAGGGCGGGAAAAAAGCTGCAGCGGCCACGCGTGAAACTCAGCGCTCTTTAGCTGACCTGAACTCTCAGCTTGCAACAGTACGTTCCTCTGCTGCTGGGCTTGCCGGTGCGTGGGCTGGCGCATTTGCCACGCATCAGCTGATTCAGTTTGCCGACACGTGGAACCAGTTGAATGGGCGTCTTCGCCTTGCGTCCTCTTCAAGTGAGGATTACGTCCAATCCCAGCGCGTGCTGATGGAGATTAGCCAGCGCACCGGAACATCCCTCGAGGCAAACAGCAACCTGTACAGCAGAATTGCGCAGTCCCTGCGTGATGCCGGTTACGCTTCTGCTGACGTCGCAAAAGTTACGGAAACCGTAGCAACCTCACTGAAGCTGTCTGGAGCCAGTACCGAAGAGGCGAGCTCTGTTATCACCCAGCTTAGCCAGGCGCTTGGCTCAGGCGTTTTGCGAGGCGAAGAATTTAACTCCATCATGGAGAACGGCGGACGCCTGGCGAAACTGCTGGCTGATGGGCTGGGTACCACTGTTGGTGGCCTGCGAAATATGGCCAACAACGGCGAGCTGACGACCAACAAGATCGTCCCGCTGCTGACCAATGTCGAGATCCTCCGTAAAGAATTTGACACCCTTCCTGCATCAATCAGCGGATCTGCACAGAAAGTGCAAAACGCCTTCCTTGCATGGGTTGGCGGGGCGAACGATGCCGTCGGCGCATCATCCACTCTTTCTGGCGTGCTGGATGGTCTGGCGAATAACATCGATGATGTGGCAAATACAGCCGGTATTCTGGTTGGTGTTGGCCTCGCCCGTTATTTTGGCAACATGGTCGGCAGCGTTGCTCAGTCAACCCGGGCAGTGCTCGCAAATACGGCCGCTGAGGTCGCGCTGGCGCAGGCTCAGGTTCGGGGCGCTCAGGTTAGCGTTGCTGCTGGTCGCCAGGCTGTTTACCGCGCTCAACAGGCGCGAGCAGCGGCGACGAGTATTGAGGCTCAGATTGTCGCTGAGCGTAATCTTGCTGCAGCTCAGGCATCACTGAATACGGCGCTGGCTGGCAGGACCTCTGCAGCTAACAACCTCACCAATACAGCCTCAGTAATGTCCCGGCTGGGTAGTGGGGTGCTGGGTATTCTCGGTGGCTGGCCTGGAGTGATTATCGGTGCCGGCGCTGCGATGTATGGCCTTTATCAGCATACCCAGCAGGTGCACCGTGAGGCGGTAGGTTTTGCCAACAACCTCGACGAGATCAACACAAAGCTCCAGCAGATGTCGGTGCTTGGCCTGCGTTCGACCGCGGCTGATGCCCGTACATCTTTACAGGCGCAAAAACAGGACCTGGCCGACCTCGACTCTCAGATCGCGAAGGTGAAAGACAGCCTTAAGGCGGTTGACCAAATCCAGCAGGACTATAACCGCCATCCGACGCTGACCCTGATTAACACTTTCATGGACCAGGCCGACATCACGGCCAAAAACATCGAGCTGACCGATAAGCTGAACCAGTTGGAGTACCAGCGCGAACAGGCAGCCTCAAAAGTCGAGCAAACGCAGAAGCTGGTTAACCAGGCCAGTGATCTGGCCACGCAAAAGGCTATCGAACAGGCTGGCGCTGTCTCAATCCTGAAAGGTGCGTATGACCTGCTTAACCGATCAATGTCAGCGACCGCTGGCGCCAAGCCGCCACAATATGCCGGGCCCGTCGTTTCACTGGCGAACGCAACACCGCAACAGCAAACCGCGCTGGAGCGCTCGCGCCGCGATAATGAGCTGGCCAGCTTAAGCGGATTAGAGAAACTCCATCAGCAGCACGTCTACGAAGCAGAAGACCTGAAGCTGACGGGGGCGCTTTATACACAGTACATCTACAACAAGGATCAGGCAGCCAAAAAGGATGCAGCAGCTGCAGAGGCAAAAAAAACCTCCACTGCTGCCTCAAATGCTCAGAGTAAAGCCGAGCGCGAAGCAGCCAGCACCGCCGAACAGTATTCCCGGAAAATGGCCGATCTGAGCGTGGCTATCGACGTGCAACGCGTTCGGGCCACGGAAGGCGAAAAAGCCTCGGAGCTTTACGCTGCATCGCACCAGGCAGGCACTAAATGGACCGACGAGCAGCGCAGGGCGATCCAGGCATCATCAGCAGAGCTGGCAAAATGGACGCAAAAAGCCGACGAGAACGTGCGCAAGCAGCGCGAACAAGCTGATGCCCTGAAGGATTTAACTGAAGCGGCCCGAAAGTTCAGGGATGAGGCGACGCTGACAACCGAAACCGCAGGCATGAGCGATCGCCAGCGCAGCCGGTTCGACGAGACGCAACAGATCGACCGTGTTTTTGCTAAAACGGACGGCGGTACCGAGGCCATCGCGCAGCGTGCCGCAGCCCTCGATGCTCTGGATAAGAAATACAAGGCTATTGCAGCAGCTGAAGCGGATTGGATGTCCGGAGTATCACGCGGCTATGCAAACTGGTTTGATGAAATCAGTAACGTATCCGGCACGGTTTCTGACGGGGTGAAAACCACACTCGACAGCGCGTTTAGTAACGTCACCTCAATGTTAGAAGGCAATAAGGTTAGCTGGAAATCGTGGGGTATTTCTGTCCTGCAGATTATCGAAAAAGTGGCTCTGCAGATGGCGGTGGTTAGCGCGATGGGTGGGGCCTCTTCCGGTTCTGGCATCTTTGGCTCTCTCATCGGCAGTGTAGGCAGCTTCTTCGGGGGCGGGGCGGGAGCATCAGCCAGCACCGGTACGGCGGTTTCCAGTTATGGCTCAAGCTTCCAGTTTAACGCCAAAGGCGGCGTTTATGACTCCCCCTCTCTGAGCGCTTTCAGTAATGGGATCGTCAGAAACCCCACCATGTTCGCTTTCGCAAAAGGCGGGGCCGGAATAATGGGCGAGGCTGGGCCAGAGGCAATCATGCCGCTTACCCGCGCGCCGGATGGTTCTCTCGGTGTTCGTGCAGTCGGAGCTGGTGGCGGTCAGTCGGTATCTTCGGCGCCACAGGTTTATATCACCATTGATGGTAATGGCAACACATCAACACAGACCTCACCTGGGCTTGAACAATTCGGTGCAGACGTTGGCCGATTTGTTGATCAGCGATACAAGCAGAACGTCATGCGAGATATCAGCCCAGGTGGTGACATCTGGAACGCAATGAAAGGAACCAGATAAAAATGGCTATCGAAACTTTCACCTGGTGCCCGCGGATTAACGCTGAGGCAGATACTAACTTCCGCGTCAGGAAAGCCCAGTTTGGCGATGGATATGAGCAGGTGTCAGGGGATGGATTGAACACGAGAACCCAGCAGTGGACGCTCAACTTTACAGGCAACGAAACCTACATTTCTGCCATTAAGTCTTTTCTCGACAGGCATGAAGGAACGAAAGCCTTTCAGTGGAAGCCACCGCTCGAATCTTTGGGGTTGTATCGTTGCGAAACGTATAAACCCACCGGGCTCGGCGCCGGGAAATTCAACCTTGAAGCAACATTCATACAGGCATTCCGACCATGAGTCTTAACGCTGATTTTCAGAAACTCGAACCAGGTGATGTGGTCAGGCTTTTCGAAGTAGATGGCACGGCATTTGGCACCGGTGAAGTGCTTCGATTTCACAGTTACAGCCTCGCGCATACTGAAGCTGAAATCCTCGCTGCTGGCGGTGACGAAAATAAGCTTCCCGCAAAATCTATCTGGTGGCAGGGTGTGGAGTATAAAGCCTGGCCATGCAAAATTGAGGGGATCGAGGCCTCTACCAGCGGAAGCAGCGCGCATCCAAAATTATCGGTAGCTAACCTTGATAGTTCTATCACAGCGCTTTGTCTGGCTTATGACGATATGCTGCAGGCGAAAGTTACCATCCATGACACGCTGGGAAAATATCTCGATGCGATTAACTTTGCCGACGGCAACCCCACAGCTGATCCGACTCAAGAAAAGCTGAAGGTGTTCTACATCGACGCAAAGAGCAGTGAAACCAACGAAGTGGTTGAGTTCACGTTATCCAGCCCGATGGACCTGCAGGGGCAAATGATCCCGACGCGCCAGCTGCATTCGCTCTGTACCTGGTGCATCCGGAACAAGTATCGCACCGGCGACGGCTGCGACTATGCCGGAAACCGATATTTCGACAAAAACAACAATCCGGTAAGCGATCCGTCGCTGGATGAATGCAACGGCACGCTAACGGCTTGCAAACTCCGATTCGGTGAAAATAACGAACTCTCGTTTGGTGGCTTCCCGGGCACGTCTTTGATCAGGAGCTGATATGCGTCAGAAAACCATTGATGCGATTATGGCGCATGCTGCAGCTGAATATCCTCGTGAGTGTTGTGGGGTGGTGGCGCAGAAAAGCCGTGTTGAACGTTATTTCCCGTGCCGGAATCTTGCCGCGGCGCCGGAAGACAATTTTGTCCTTTGCCCAGAAGACTACGCAGCTGCTGAGGACTGGGGAACGGTGATCGCCATCGTCCACAGTCACCCTGACGCCACAACGCAACCGAGCGAACTGGATAAAGCGCAATGCGACGCAACGCTTTTACCCTGGCATATTGTGAGCTGGCCGGAGGGTGATTTACGCACCATCCAGCCGCGCGGAGAACTGCCTCTGCTGGAGCGTCCGTTTGTGCTTGGACACTTCGACTGCTGGGGGCTGGTAATGAGCTATTTCCGGCAAACGCATGGTATCGAGCTCCACGATTACCGTGTGGATTATCCCTGGTGGGAAAACGACTATCCTGACAACTTCTATCAGGATTGCTGGTATGAGTGTGGATTCCGTGAATTCGAAGGGCCACCGAAACCCGGCGATATGGTGATCATGCAGGTTCAGGCCGATAAGTGGAATCATGCGGGGATCCTGCTGGAGGGCAACATGCTGCTGCACCACCTGTACGGACATCTGAGCCAGCGGGTGCCGTATGGTGGCTACTGGCAGGAAAGGACGATGAAGATTTTACGTTACAAATCTCTGTGCTAACCTTTTGCAAAACCAAAGGGGATAGGGATATGAAAAAATCATTATTGGCATTTTCGTTGTTAATTTTGGCTGGTTGTTCGACTGAGCCAGTTCTCCCGCAGTATGCAAAAGAAGTGTCAGCACCGAAAGAATTTCAACAGTCAACAAACACAACTGCCGTAACTATCATTCGCGATAAAGGTTTCGTTGCTGGTGGATGCGCTATAACAACATATATCAATGGTAAATATTTGGCTGAACTTGATACAGGGGAAAAAGTCACTGCTTACTTAAACCCTGGCGATGTATTGATTGGGGCTGGGTTTGCCGGGAAAGGCCTATGTAATGGTGCTCCTAAAAAAGAACGGGAGTTTTCAATAAAAGAAAACACTCCTCGAGTTTTAAGGATATTTATCGATCAAAGTGGGAATGTAGATATACTCCCGATGTCGATAAATTAGAGTTGATATTTAACAGGAAAAGGCCACCTTCGGGTGGCTTTTTTATTGGGGTGATTCATGTCAGATGTAATGACTCGCATTGAACTTGGCGGCGTTCTGGGAAAGACTTTTGGTAAAACACATCATCGCTCAATAAGCACAACCAAAGAAGCTTGCAAAGCCTTATCTGCTACGATTAATGGTTTCGAAAAATTCATGAATACAAGTAAGCAAAGAGGGCTTTCTTATGCGGTTTTTCGCGGGAAGAAAAATATTGGCGTTGATGAATTAGGATTTCCTGTCAGTGGTGAGGTTCTAAGAATCGTTCCAGTGCCGATTGGAAGTAAAAAAGCAGGTGTATTACAAACTATTTTGGGTGCTGTATTGGTGGCCGTTGGGGTGGTATTAAATTTCACGCCATTTGCTGGAGCTTCACCATTTTTCTATCAGGCTGGTGGAGCTCTGATCCTTGGTGGCGTCGTCCAGATGCTATCACCCCAACCAACCGGATTAGCCAGCAAACAAAGCGCAGATAACCGTGCATCATACGCATTCGGTGGTGTAACAAACACCGCGGCGCAAGGCTACCCGGTACCGCTCCTTTATGGTCGGCGGCGGATAGGCGGAGCGATTATTTCTGCCGGAATTTATGTCGAAGATCAGCAGTAGATAACTAACCTTTTTCTGGCCACCTTCGGGTGGCTTTTTTATGGGCGCAATATGGCTACAGATAAAGTGTTAAAGGGCCGCAAGGGCGGCAGCTCAAGTTCCCGAACCCCTACCGAACAGCCTGATGATCTGCAATCTGTAGCGAAGGCAAAAATCCTCGTTGCGCTTGGGGAGGGGGAGTTTGCAGGGCAACTAACCGGCAAAGATATCTATCTGGACGGAACGGCGCTGGAGAACGCTGACGGCTCTCAGAACTTCAGCGGTGTCTCCTGGGAGTTCCGATCCGGCACCCAGGCTCAGAAATATATCCAGGGAATCCCCGGTACCGAAAATGAAATCAGCGTGGGAACCGAGGTTTCAAGCGCTACAGCCTGGACACGCACGTTTACCAATACACAGCTTTCAGCAGTTCGCCTGCGTCTGAAATGGCCCTCGCTTTTCAAACAGGAGGACGACGGCGATCTGGTAGGCTATTCGATTAACTACGCGATTGACCTGCAGACGGACGGCGGCACATGGCAGACGGTACTCAATACCAGCGTGACCGGAAAAACGACGTCTGGTTATGAGCGCAGCCATCGTATCGATTTACCGCAGGCTGGCAGTACCTGGACAATCCGCCTGCGTAAGATTACCTCTGACGCCAACAGCGCGAAGATCGGCGACACGATGACGCTGCAGAGCTTCACTGAGGTGATTGACGCCAAGTTACGCTATCCCAACACAGCGCTACTCTACATCGAATTCGATTCCAGCCAGTTTAACGGCTCTATCCCGCAGATCTCCTGCGAGCCTCGCGGGCGTGTTATTCGTGTGCCAGATAACTATGACCCCGAAACAAGAACCTACAGCGGGACATGGACCGGTGCGTTTAAGTGGGCGTGGACGGATAATCCGGCGTGGATTTTTTACGATCTGGTTGTTTCTGACCGGTTCGGCCTCGGTCACCGTTTGACCGCTGCAAATATCGATAAATGGACACTGTATCAGGTTGCCCAGTATTGCGATCAGATGGTACCAGACGGCAAAGGGGGCAACGGTACCGAACCACGTTATACCTGCAACGTGTACATCCAGGACCGTAACGACGCCTACACAGTCCTGCGTGATTTTGCTGCTATCTTCCGTGGTATGACCTACTGGGGTGGGGATCAGATTGTTGCCTTGGCTGACATGCCGCGCGATGTTGATTACAGCTACACGCGCGCTAACGTTGTTGGCGGTCGCTTCACCTATTCGAGCAGCACCACGAAAAGCCGCTACACCACTGCGCTGGTATCATGGTCTGATCCCGGTAATGCTTACGCCGACGCGATGGAGCCGGTATTTGAGCAGGCGCTGGTGGCGCGGTACGGTTTCAATCAACTGGAAATGACAGCCATCGGCTGTACCAGGCAGTCTGAAGCAAACCGAAAAGGCCGCTGGGGAATCCTCACCAACAACAAGGATCGCGTTGTTTCGTTTGATGTCGGTCTGGACGGAAACATTCCGCAGCCGGGCTACATCATAGCTGTGGCAGACGAGCTGCTTTCAGGAAAGGTTATGGGTGGCCGTATCAGCGCCGTTAACGGTCGCGTTATCAAACTTGACCGCGTGGCAGATGTGGCAGCAGGTGATCGCCTTATTCTCAACTTACCTTCCGGGGCATCGCAGAGCAGGACCATTCAGGCAGTGAACGGTGAATCAGTCACAGTCAGCACGGCATACAGTGAGACGCCTCAGACCGAAGCTGTTTGGGTGGTGGAATCTGACGAGCTCTACGCGCAGCAGTACCGCGTTGTCAGCGTAACCGATAACGATAATGGCACCTTCTCGATCACCGCCGCATGGCACGACCCGGATAAATATGCTCGTATCGATACTGGCGCAATTATCGACCAGCGGCCAATAAGTGTAATACCGCCTGGTAATCAGGCCCCACCAGCTAATATCGTGATCAGCTCGTTTTCTGTGGTTCAACAGAACATCAGCGTCGAAACCATGCGCGTGAGCTGGGATCAGGCACAAAATGCTATCGCCTATGAGGGGCAGTGGCGCCGCAACGACGGAAACTGGGTGAACATGCCGCGCAGCTCCACCACGTCATTTGACGTCCCGGGGATTTATGCCGGGCGCTACCTGGTGCGCGTGCGCGCAATTAATGCCGCTGAAATTTCCTCAGGATGGGGATATTCGGAAGAGAAGACACTGACCGGCAAAGTAGGCAATCCGCCTAAGCCAGTCGGATTCACGGCCACGGGCATTAACTGGGGGATCCGTCTTAACTGGGGTTTCCCGGCAAACACCGGCGATACGCTAAAAACGGAAATTCAGTACACTGCCAACAGTGACTTTTCAGATCCACTCTTGCTCTCAGACGTGCCTTATCCATCTGCTGAATACACCCAGCTCGGCCTTAAAGCAGGGCAAGAATTCTGGTACCGCGCGCAACTGGTCGACAGAACGGGTAACGAGTCCGGGTATACTGACTGGATCAGGGGAATGTCTAACGATAACGCCGATGATTATCTTGGCGATATCGCAGACGATTTCCTAACCTCTGCCGACGGCGACCGTCTGACCAGCGATATTGATATCAATCTTGAAGCCGCACTGCAGAACGCGCTGGCCAACCACGGAACAGCTGAGCATCAGTGGGCACAATACGGGGAAGTGCGTGCCGATATCCTTGTTGTTAAAACTACAGTTGCTGAAGTTGATAAGGCAATGGCAGAACTGTCAACGCAGGTACAGGCGCAGATTGAGGACGTTACTGCAGCACTGGAAGACAAACTTACTGCCGTCGTTGATGCCTCCGGCGCTTCAGCGATTTATACCCTCAAAGCAGGCGTGAGGGTAAACGGCATCATGTATAACGCCGGGATGTCGATTGCAGTTCTGGCGCAGGCAGGGCAGCCTATTGTTACCCGAGTAGGTTTCAACGCTAACCAGTTCGTACTGATGAGTGGCAGTGGTGATACTCAGTATTCGCCGTTCGCTGTGGTTAATGGACAGGTCTTTATCAGCTCAGCGTTTATTCAGGATGGCACGATCACCAATGCCAAAATCGGTAACTTTATCCAGTCCAACAATTACGTTGCCGGGCAATCCGGATGGAAACTGGATAAAGGGGGGACCTGGGAAAACTACGGTAGTGACGGCCAAGGAGCAAGGAAGACCACGAACGTAACTGACAGCATCAGGGATGCTAACGGCGTCCTGCGCGTACAGATCGGAAAACTGACAGGAGTATTCTGATGTCATGGGGAATACAAACATGGGATGCCAGCGGAAGGCTTAATAACTATGGCATTAAACCAGTATCGGTAGTAGGCCGCATTCCACTTGCAGCAGGTCAGAACTCAGGTTCCTGGAGTTTCACTGTGCCCACAGGTTTTAAAGTTGGTTTTGTTGTTTCTCTTGATGAAGGAGGTAACAGCGTAGGGCGCAGAATAGTTGCATCAGGTAACTCAATAACTGTGACGTCCGCATCTGACACTGGGCTTGGCAATTATCCGGCCTCGAAATGTGAGCTGATCGTTTTTATGGAGAAAGCATAGTGTCTGATTTTGGCGCAATGATATTAATGGATAATGGGAATCCCTTCGTCACTCCACAATCAACGCCTTTCTGCCTCTACGGGAAATACTCATTTAATTCCTCAGCTAATGGCAGCTCCCAACAGGTGGCACAATATCTTTCGGTGCCTGCCGATTATCCGGTAATGGTTTTTATTAAAACTACCGATACGGCGCAGCCGACACCCGTCATGTCATATCGCATCGGAGGAAATGTCTATATTAGTGGCGTAAATCCCTATAACCAGAGTTTTACGCTTACAGCATATGTATTTGCAATATTTCCGCAAACACTTCCTGCGTGGGGATTTGCTATCTGGGATGCCTCCGGTAAGCTTGTTCTTACGAACGAATCAAGGGTGCTTTCTGATCTACAAACTGTGGGGAGTCCTGGTGCAAGCGGTGGGATTAACATTGACCAGACACTGTCCGGGTCATGGGCTGTCGCTCCGGCTCAGCTTGGTCAGTCGATTATCGTTAATAACACCACTCAGCCGCCAACTATCTATACTATAAATGCCTATTCATCGTGTAGGTTTAATGGTGGCAGTACGAGAATAAACGCAGGTGGAACATCTACCGGAACTGGCTCTCCAGGCGGAGGAACCAACACAGGAATTTCTTTGACCGCTATCAATACGGCTGCATTTGATTAATTGATCGTTTAAAACGATCAATGTTTTTATATTGATCTGTTTAATCTATTTTCATTAATTTCCCCGGCAGGTTAACTTTTATAAAACTAATTACCTCAGGGCACAATAATGAAAAGAATATCAGTCATGTTTCTTTTTTGCAGTCTTCTTTCTGCTTGCTCATCCAGTCTCCTTGAGAAGCAGAATCCAGTATGCGAGGCCGTAATAGTTGTCGGTGGACAGGAACAGACTGTTCAGGTCTATGGTGTAAGGCAGGTAGCAAATCAGATTGAATACAAAGCTGGATATCCTTTCAACTGGCGGTGGGTAAGTAAAAACAACTTCGCCAGCTCGACCTGTAAAAAATGAACAAAACAAGAACCCGCCTTGGCGGGTTTTTTATTATCTGAATTCAGGAGTATTTTATGTCGGCAGGCACCATCACCCTGACAAACGGGTCCGCTATTGTTGGCGGTTCCGGAACCTCATTCGCAGCAGAACTCGCCGCAGGTGATTTTATTGTCTCTACTGTGGGCGGCGTGACGTATACATTGCCCGTAAAATCGGTAGAGAGTAATGCGCAACTTACGCTGGTCAGCAACTTTACCGGGCCAACGCAATCGGGCGCAGCCTGGTCAGCTGTCCCCCGCGTGGCGCTGAACATGGTAACTGCTGCACTGGTGGCGCAAAGTGCTGAAGCGCTGCGAGGACTGAATTACGACAAACAGAACTGGCAAAGCATTTTTTCCGGAACCGGAAATGTAACGGTAACTCTGCCGGATGGAACGACATGGACTGGCCCCGCCTGGAATAGCATTACCACATCGCTATCAGGCAAGGCGGAAAAAGGTGCAAACAGCGACATTACATCTCTAAGCGGACTCACTACAGCGCTATCTGTAGCACAGGGCGGCACAGGTTCTAAAAACGCAACAGGCGCTCGCACAAACCTCGGTTTAGGAAACTGCGCCACCAGGGACGTTGGAATAGGTGCGGGAACGGTCGCCGCGGGTGATGATTCGCGGCTCGGCACAGTGAACGGGAAGAGCGGGGGAACGCTGACAACACCATCACTTTTTACATCGGCATATTCGACTAACGCAGGCAATAAAGTAGGAATGCAGTCATTTGACACTAGCACTATTGGAGGTGTTATTGGCAGGACTTCATTCCAGTATTTTAACGATGCCGGGTATATCGGGGCAAGACGTGGTGGCAGCACGAACATCCAGGACATGGCTATAGGAATAGATAAAGCCAACGGTACATGGGTTACATGGATTTTTTCTGAGGGCGGTAACGCCACAGCCAGCAATGGTTCATGGATAAATAATTCCGATAAGCATATCAAAACGAATATTAAGCGAGTTGAAAACCCTCTCGATAAGATGCGTATGGTACGTGGGTGCACATGGGATCGACTGGACAACGCTCCTCCGGGTCAGGGTTTTATCGCGCAGGAGTTGATGGAGGTAATGCCGACTGCAGTTTTTGAAGGCGGGGCTACTGAGCTTATGGATGGCACAATAGTAGAGAAAACATTAGCAGTCGATGTTGCTGGTGCGGCCGCAGCGCTTCACCATGAGGCGATTCTGGCTTTAATGGATCAAGTTGCTGATTTAAAGAAAAAACTCGATGCGTTTCAGTCTGGAAGCTGAAGAAGCCGCCGCCCGTCGCATATAAAAACGGGAGGCGGCTGGTTGCTCAGTGTTCATGCCCGAACAAACGCCGGAAATATTACACGAGTAAAATTCAAAGCCCAACCTGACGAACGGTCGGGAACTCAGATACCAACCACAGATCGGATTCTTCAAACATTTCCTCCAGCATGCGGTTCAGTTTTTCCCGATCGCTTTTGCTGGCATCGCTATTCAAGCCGTTTGCCTGCATTGGCTTCACCTTAACTTCGGCATCAGGGAAAATCTGGTGTACCCGCTTCGTCAGCTCGGCCAGAATGATCTCTCTGGCACCTTCGAGCCCCTCAACATTACGCTTGTCATAAACCAGCTCAACAAACATCACGATCCTCCATGCAAACTTGATCTGCAAAACCAAAAATACTACTGTATATGCATACAGTCAACGATGAAGTGAGGGTGCTCTTATGCCTCGTCAACCTGATATCCACGCCGCATTTATAGCGTCAATCCAACAGAATCCAAAGGGCTACCTTTGTCTTAATACAGATAAGTTCATAACTGAACTACGTCAAAGAAACTGGCATTTCAGCCAGGCAGACGCTAACGCATGGATTGAGAGATACCAGCCAGATTTTGCTGATAAGACGAAGGACGGTAGTGATAACCGTTACTGGATATTGCGCAACATGGGGAGGGTTTTCTGATGGGATTTCCCTCACCGGCTATGGATTATCAAGAACAGCGGTTAACCATCGATCTGCTATGCGGAATTGATGGGAACTGCAGAGTAATAGAAACGACATGTGGCTGGGCTGTGATTAACGTTGCACTAAGACCAGAGCAGGGAGATACGCTATTGGTCAGAATGGATAACAGGAACGAGTTTGCAAAGCTTTACGGGTCAGCATTGATAACTGAAGATGGCGAAGCGATAGAAGGCGATGCGCTGGATGACGTAGAGGTTTTTGGCGTGCTAACGCATAGTCTTAACAGGGTGGGTAACGATGATTGCCCGGCAATTTAAAGCAGGGTTCAACCATCATTTCACCATCGTTTCGCCATCATAATTTTGCTTAGACAAAAAACCAGCCATAAGAGGCTGGTTTTCAGTGTGTTTTTGGTCGGCACGAGAGGATTTGAACCTCCGACCCCCGACACCCCATGACGGTGCGCTACCAGGCTGCGCTACGTGCCGACGCATAAAAAGAATACTACTCGATTCCGTTTTGAATGCAAGGGAATCTGTCGCTAACTGGTTTATTATTAATCAGTTAGCGATGAAGCGCTTCTCATCCGTCAGGACCTGAAGCAGCAGGCTCAGCTGCGGTTTCTGATCTTTCAGCCGTTCGCCCTGCAGATTATACGTCTGATAATTCCCGTTGCTGTTCAGCACCAGCGTCAGCTTCGGCGTGGTGACTACCAGCGTATTATTCCCCGCCGCCGTCACCCAGCTGTGGCGGCGCGCGGCGCTGAAGAGATCCTGCCCCTGCGAATATTCGTTTGCTGGCGTGCTGACGTGCAGCAGGCGTTGCATCAGGGTGGTCATCACATCTTTATGCTCGGTGAGCATATTGATGCGCTGCGCCGGGGTGCCAGGCCAGTGGATCACCAGCGGAACCTGCAGATTCGGGCGAGACCAGCTCATACTCTTCGTCTCGTCACCTAGCGGGATGCCATGGCCCGCGGTCACGATCACCACGGTGTTGTCCAGCTTGCCCGACTCGCGAAGCGCGTCAAGCACGCGGCCTATCTGCGCATCAACATCGCCAGCCGCGCGGCCGTAGCGGCGCGCAAAGTCACTCTTATTGCTGTTGGCAAGCGTTGTGCCGTTAAAGGCAACCCATGAGAACCAGCGGTTATCTTCCTGGGCGTAGCGCTGCAGCCAGTTTATCCACTGGCCGGCGGTCTGCGCGTCGGACTGATTTTGCGCCGTCGGCAGTGAGAAATCGGACAGCAGCGCCTGACGGTAAAGCGGGCTGTTAAAGCCATCGGAGGAGAACAACCCTAACTGATAGCCTTGCTGATTCAGCCCGGTGATCAGCGCCGCAGGCGTGCGGGTAGACAGTACGCCGTCCATGTAGCCAGCTGAAATGCCATAGAAGAGGCCAAAGATGCCCGCATCGGCGGTGTTACCGGAGCTCATATGCTGAGTAAACGAGACGTTCTGACTCGCGAAAGCGGCCAGCGCCGGCATCTGCTTCTCGAAACGGGAATAGTTCAGGCCATCGACGGTGATCAGCAGGACGTTTTGCCCGCGCCCCATATCGCGGTAGTTCAGGTCGCTCAGAGG